TTGCAGAGAAATATCCAATCTGTTGATAATTCAACACAAACATTAAATAAAGAAATATCGGAACTAAATCAAAAATCTATTGGTTTATCTGATAGTATTGCTAAATTAGAACAAGAAAAATTGGTTTTGGAAAATTCCACATTTACATCAGAGATAGGTCCTCTTTTGTATTTAAGTAGATTAACTGGTGCTCCTATGGACATAATAGTTAATTGGTTTATACTAATACTTGTTTCAGTATTTGATCCACTTGCGGTTAGTTTGGTTATTGCAGCTAATCATCTTCGTCACAAGGAACTGGACTTACCACCGGAAGATGATAACAGTCCACCACCAAATAAAAAAGAAAAAGTTAAAGAAGTTATAGATGTTGTGATACCAACCGAAGAACCAAAAACAAAAGTAGAAACACAAATAACAGATGCAGTTACGGTAATTAAAAAAATAAAACCAAAAAAAGTTAAAAAAGAAAAAAAAGTTTTGGCAGATACGGAAGAAATTGGTATATTAGATCAACAAGAAGAACAAAGGGCATTCTATGAAGAACCACCTAAACCTGATTTAGGATATAGGAGGGGTATATCTTTTTAGAATGTCATTATCATATTTTATCAAGGAGTTCTGGTATGAACGATTTTTATGATGGTGAAGAAGTTGCTGATGAAAAATTAGTAACAAATAAATCAAAAGAAAGTGAAAACGATATTCCAGTTAGATGGAAAGAAGCAACTACACAAATGGATTACGGAATTGATGTTGAAGCATCATCGGTATTGTTATTTGGTGAAATAATGGATGGAAGTTTATATGATATTATTACACGTATTCGTGCAATACTACATATGAGAACGGAAGAACATAAAAATGATCCTATTAACTTGATTATCAACTCTGACGGTGGTTCTGTCTATGAAGCACTTGGTATTATTGATTACATTCAAAGTCTCGATGTAAAGGTAAATACCATTTGTAGAGGAAGAGCAATGTCTGCGGCTGCTCTTATTCTTTGTGCAGGAACAGGTGTTCGTGCTGCTTCTCAATATAGCACTATTATGTTTCACGAAATAAGTTCAGACATTTACGGTAAATCTTCTGATATGAAAGCCAATGTTCAACATATGGAAAAATTGGAAGAAATACTTTTGGAAATTCTCAAATCAAATTCAAACAAAGAAAAAGATTATTGGAAAAATGTAACCATTAAAGATTACTATATTACACCAAAAGATGCATTAGACATGGGTGTAATTGATGCTATAATTCCACCAAAGCATAAGAGAGGTTAATATGTTAATTGGAATACTTTTGTTATCCGTTTTATTAACGGCATCGGTTTACGTAAATATAAATTTGTATAAGAAGTTTGATAAATTGGAAGAAATGGCTGAAACATCTGTTGATACACTTTTGGAAAATGAAAAATTTTTAACGGAACTAAAAAATAGAGTTTTATCACAACAATCCTATTTAAGACAATTAGATAGGATTGGTGCGTTTGAAGCAGATGATGAAACTGGATATTTTTTCAAGGAAATGAAAGATATTATTAACGATATTGCAGTTTATTTTGGTGAAACTCCTTTGGATGACCAAAAAAGTTCTATTTTTGAAAAACCAAAATTTGATGCAAAATTTGAAAGGGATTATTTATGAAACAAAAACGAAGTCCCAAAAAACCAAATGTTTACTTTACCCAAGAAACAGAAGATGCCATAGTTTTGTATAACACAATAGAAGATGACATACAGAAAAATATAATTTATACACAAAAAATACATCCAGCATTTTACAAACTTGCAGAAATAATGATACATCGTTTTAAGTTTTACAATTTTGATGTAGGACATGAAGATGTAAAACATGAAGTTATTTCGTTTCTACATGAAAAAATACATAAATACAAGGCAGAAAATGGTAAGGCATTTTCATATTTTTCAATTGTTGCTAAAAATTATCTTATTGCTGAAAACAATAAAAACTATTATCATTTCAAACGTAGTCAAGATATTGATGCAATAGATACTGAACGAAACATAGTAAATGAAAAAATAAGAATGGATTTGGTTGAAGAAAAACGTGATTTTATTGATATATTTATTACTATAATTGAAAAAAACTTAGGTTTATTTTTTTCAAAACAAAGAGATATTCAAGTTGCAGATACCATTTTATATCTATTTAAGACCAGAGATAATATAGAGAATTACAATAAAAAGGCAATATACATACTTGTTCGTGAAAGAACAGGTGTTAGTTCTCAACATATTACAAGTGTGATAACAAAAATAAAACAAATATACTCGGTATTGTATAAAGAATACACCAATGGAATAAGAATTGATAAATTAACATGGTATCAATTACAAAATATTATTAACAAATAAGATATTTATTCATATGAACTTTGATCAAGAACTTTTTGGTAATAAAAAATTTTCTGATTTGTTAAAAGACATCTATGACAATCAGAAGAAAAAAGATCGTCAGATAAATTTACTTATTGCTGACTTAAAACCTATGTTGAATAACATAAGTGATGCTGCTATTTTAGTACCAGCAATTAAGGACTTCATGGAAGTTGGTGTTAAGAATGATGAACATTTGGTTAAACTTGCAGCTGTTATACAACGTGCTATGAGTAATAAAGCAGATGAAACATCTTCTTTTTTAACAGATGAAGAAAAAGAAGCTCTATTAAAGGGCATAGAAGAAATTAAAGAAGAACAAGAGGAAGAAAAAATTGGCAGTTCTGTTCAATACCCAAAAACTGATACTTGATGGATACGAATATGAGTATTTTCCTGCGGAAGTTAAAGACGTAGATTATACTGACCGCGATCCTCAAAGATTGTATAAAATTAAATGCTCCTTAATAGGAGCATTTGGTTCTATGGCACAAGGAGCAATTTTAGAAGCAAGACCACTTAATTCTAACATTAAACATTTGCCTATTATAGGGGAAGTTGTTTTAATTACAAAATCAACAAGTGCATATGCAAATGCAATATCACCATCACAAGATTATTATTATACTGCACCAATATCTATACAAAGTCATGTTCATCATAATGGTATTCCTGGTGTAACAAAAATTCCAATAAGTTTAAGAGATAGAGTAACATCACAAGAAAATAGAGAAAATTCAATAGATGGTATAACAAATTCACCAAAAGATAGATTATTAACGGGTGAAGAAATTGATCCGTATTTTCCAGAAAGAACTGATGTTTACCCAATACAACCGTATCCGGGTGATATAATTTTTGAGGGAAGGTGGGGACAATCTATACGTTTTGGATCTACTATCGATACTCGAAACATTTTTAATGTATATCCTCTTTGGTCTGCAGGTCAAGGTGCATCTGGAAATCCAATAACTATAATTTCAAATGGAACTAATCCTACGCCAAAGGGTATGAATAGTTTTACAATAGAAAATCCGGATAAAGATGACTCTTCAATATGGCTAACATCAGGTCAATCGGTAAGATTTAATCCTGCATCTAGAACATACCCATCTATCCGTTCTAAAAAAATAAATTCATATAGAGATACTCAATATGCTGGAAATCAAATATTAATTGCTTCAGAAAGAATAATTCTTAATGCAAGAGAAAATGAAATTATTGGTTTTTCTAAAAGAGGTGTTGGATTTTCTTCTGAAGGATCAATATCACTTGATGGCAAAAATTTTGTAGAAGCAGAAGCAAAGAGAATAAATTTAGGAGTAAATGCAGTTTCACCTGCACTGATGGGTGATAAAACAATGGTTTGGTTAGAACAGTTATGCACCTTATTAACAGATTTGATAGATACTATTGTTGGTGCAACTTATCCAACACCATTGGGTCCAACAACTGGACCTCCATTGAATATGTCTAAATTTTTAAGTATATCATCGGAAGTAGATACTATAAAAGATAAAATCGATACATTAAAAAGTAATCTTGTTTTTCTCAATGAAAATAGTGGAGGACCAAGTTCCGAAGCACAAGCATCAGGAAGAAGGTATCAAGAAACTGGTACATATGCTGCTTATGACGGTGAAATGGGACCAACCGATATTGATGGTCCTGAAACTAACGAATGGGGTGAAAAAGCTGAATTGACACCAGAAGATGAATATTTTGCTCAAAAAGATGATGCTATTTTAGGTGATGACGAAGTTGATGATAATATTGTTCCATAATAGGATATGTAATGGCCGGTATAGATGACATACAACGCGAAGAAACGCCACAAGAAACATTAGCTAGACTAATAAGTGAGGGTGTTTCTTTAACTAGTGCCGATAGAGTAAATATTTTGCTTGGTAAATGGAGTAATAGAAATAATACTTCAACACCTCAAACACAAACTACATCAACTGGAAATGTATCAACACTTGCAAATTCGGATCCAACAAATCCAAACACAAATAACAATTTGTCTGGAGTGGATAATACCCCACCACCACAAAGAGAAGTAGAACCTCCTGTTGATCAAACATCATATCTATATTATGATATTTGGTTAAAAAAAGGAGTTTCTCCATATGAAGATTTAACACCCCATACTGCTAAATTTTATTATGCAAACAAAGGTGCATTAATTGCAAGTTTACCAAGAGAAGAACAATTAGATGAAAATGCAATAAAACATAGATATAGATTTTGTAGATGTGAAGGAGATCCGGATAATGTTGCAGAAATTAGAGCAAATGCTAGAATGGGTTTCGCACCCAGAGGAGGAGTTGATAGGGCGAGAGTAATTACGGAAGCCGGATATTATGTTAAATTTCCTGAACAACCAAATCCTTCAGATCCAAATGCGTCTTATGCACCCGATTATACTGAACCGTTGTGGATATTAAACCAAAGAAATGAAGTTCAATATATTGGTGATGATAAATGTCCCGATGGCAAAAAAAGATATACAGCTGATAATGTTGTTCTTGGAAAGGAAACGGATACAATCCCGCCTAACGCCAATGAACCAACTGGTAGTAGTGATACTATTACTTATGAAAAAGTTGAAATACAACCAATTGAATTAAAAGGTGCAAATATTTTTTTAAATGGTGCTCAAGGACCAAAAATAGAATCTATAAAATATCCACCTATAATAATTGACAGTATTACTATACCTAATGGATCAGAAGGGACAGTTATATTACCGGATTTGGAAATAATAAAGGAACCTTTTGTTGTTAAAGGGCAATCAATAGCTGGAGATCCTCCAAGAGAAATTGTAGACGATGTTCGTATAGAACCTATGAAATTAATTGGCGATTTAATAAAAATTAAAGACAATTTACCGATAACTTTTAGATCAATTACAATGCCTGCTGTGATAATTGATTCATTAGATGCACCAAAACCAATTCCTGAAAACGCTCAACTTCCACCAATTGTTGCATCCGATGAAGTAATTTATTTACCCGAAAAAGAGTATGCTTTTGCTGATTTTCAACCAAGTGAAATACAATCTAGTGGTAGTACGGCAGATGTTCGTGGTGAAACTGTTATATTAAAAAATGTAGAGTTTAAAGTACCAATAAGAGATAAAACAACTGCTTTAAAATTTTGGAAGGTAATGGTTGATAAACCAGAAATAAAATTAGAAGATGAAAAAAATGAACAATTGATGGTAAAAATTCCAAATGTAATGATACCAATATCGCCTAAACCAACACAAAATATTGATAAACTAATAACATCAAGATTATTATTGGATCATAATTTAATAAAATATACACCAGACGATCCACAACCTCAAACAGAATTAAAAGATAAATACATAATTTATACAATGCCTGGTAAAACTGTTCCAGATATTGGTGATGTTTATACTAACGAAGATGACGGTTCAACAATATATTATGGAGTAAATGAACCATACAGAGATAGGGCAACCGTACCAAACGAATTTCAGTATTGTAAATGTAGTGGTGACAACGGTGAGACATCATATCAAAGGGGAAATGCTAGATTGGGTATATTGCAAGCTGGTTTAGTAAATAAAAAATACTTTAAAAGAACAGATAGGGATGTTTTAGTTGGATCAATTGGTCTATACATTGGAGATAACGAATGTCCAGAAGGTGAAACAAAAGTAACAAGTGGCGAAAATCCAGAAAATACTGTTTCTCTAACTCCTGATAAAGAAGAAATAATAAATTTTTCCGATATAGTATTAGATTTAAAACAAATTGTATTTAACAATTCAGAAAAATTTGGAAATATCCCAACTGAATCAATAAATAGATTTCCTGTATTGATAATTAAAGATCTTGAAATACCAATTGAATTAGAACCGGGTGGTATTATACAAAAGGATGCAAAAACCGTTCCAGTTCCATTTGAGGAATTAAAAAACAAAGAAGTAGTTTCTAACAATAATATAGTGGTTGAAGAACAGCCACCCCCACCAAAAGAACAAATTACTGTTCCAGCGCCAACTAAACAAAATGAAGTGCGTGGAAAAGGCAAAGGTGGTAATAGTGGTAAAGGTAATTCAAAAGGAAAGGGAAAAGAAAAAAAACAAAACCCAAAAGGAAAAGGTAAAAAAGATCAACTGCAAAGAGCATTAGAAGCTGAGGCAGCAAAAGCATGGTATAATACTGATCCTTCAAGTGACATAGGTGCTGGTGAAGCAGCAATTAATATTGATAAAGGTAGAGATATTCCAAAACCTCCTGGAAATCCTATGCCTAACACTTTTGCAGGAAAAGGAGTATTACAAGGTACTGGACATTCAAGAAGATGGGATAATACTTCTTCTCCTACATTTGCTGATTGGGAATGGTTGTGGCCAATGAGTTCAACATATAAACCAGGTAACCCAAAAGGTACAGCAGAAACTTGGATAAAAGGAAATAGTAGACCATCTGATTCTGGAGGTCCTTGGTGGTATTATCTTGCGGATTGGAAGTATAATGAACCGGCCTACGGATCAACTGGTAATATAGGAGATGCATGGACAGGAGGAGATGTAACTGTTTTTTTTGATAGAATTGGCAAAATAATAATGCATGATACTCAATATGCACCATTTTCATATAAAAGATATGAAAACAGTTTGAATAAGATGGAATTAAATGATAATGACGTAAAGGGAAATCCAAAATTAGGTAAAGTAGGAGATTACGTAGTACCTCCATTAAATTTTAAATATAAAATATGGAGAGTAACTAATTCAAATAAAAGTCAATTTATTGCAAATCCAGAAAGTATAAAATGGGAGTATAGTAGATCTGGAAAATCCCCAGATGAATTTCGATTTCCATATATGATTGCAGGAAAAGGTTTAATACGTCAATATATTCCAAGAGCATTCAATGCAGATTGGAATACTTTATTGAAAAAATTTAGACTTTCTAAAGAACAATTTCCAGAGTATGTTGATCCTAATTCTAAACCTATTGATAATAACGATATAAAAAAGATAAAAAGTAAAAAAAACAAAAAAGAAATAATAAAAAAAATTCCAGAATATGGTCCGCCTTTACCGATTGACTACAAACCAAGTTTATTGGATGTTGGTATAATTATGAATTTTTATCAATCTGGATATGTAAATCGTTACAAATTACCAGGAACAGGTAATTTTCCACCATTAGCATCATCTGGAACAGAACACCATCTAATGATGGTTCATACCGTAACACCAGATTGGGTAAAGGGAAGAATTGGTATTGATGCTATGGTTGGTACATTTAATAGAAAAGCTCGTATAAATTTAAATTGGGCACATGAACCACATTGGTGTGGTATATCCACAGATTTCTTTTTAAGAAAAGGCGGATTTAATGCACAAGGTACAACCAGTGTAAAATCAAATGAAAGTGCTCTAATAAATGGTGGTGTACCACTAAATAGACCTAGATTAGAAGAGACAATAGATGAACCATGGCAAAGATCAAAATGGGATAGTTTGGGTGGTGTTGGTACAACAATTAGAGAAGTATACAAACGAGCATATGTAAAACATGGTAGAGAAAATTTTGAACATCCAATAACTCCTGAATATTTAAATCAATATAAAGATGAAATAAATTCAATATGGTTTATAGAGGGAATACATTTTCAAAAAGATGGAAAAGGTGTAGCTGCAAAATTAACACAATTTGGATATGATTTGTTACGAAAAGTATTAAATCCTGAAATAATAGATTGGCCTGCAGCAACAATATCCCATACCGGTCATGTTGAGTCTGTTGCTTGTATAGACATAAATGGAGATGTGATGCGATTGGGTGGTAATACAAGCACCGATGGCCAACGTGGAAATTCAAATAACACGATGGGACTATTTATGACTCATATAGGAGACTTCTCAGGATATCCTCCATCCAACGATAGAGGTGGATTTACAGTTATAGGAAGACCAGAAGGATATAAAAATGAAAGTGCAGTAAAAGCAAGAGTTAAACCGGGAATTGCACAACCATGGATAATAACTCCTGTTATGCAAACATATTTTGATTTTGTTACATTAAATCCTGATCCAGAATTTCCGGTATACAATACATATTGGCAAAGAATAAATCACATTCAAACAGTTATGCAATCCAAAAATCTTTGAGGTAATAAAATGGATACAAAAAAATTTTTACAAGAAATACGTTCAATCATACGAGAAGAAATAGAATATGCACTTGATAAAAAAATGTCTCAAAAACAGACAAAAAAAGAAGCAGTTTCTACTATTAATCATGGAATAAACCTTTACAAAGAACAACAAACACCAAAAAAAGTTGTTAAACCAAAAACACAAAAAACTGAATTTGGTTCTATACAAGAACTTCTTGCAGAAACAAGACGTAGTTTACAAGAAAGTAATGAAATGGAAGATGAATTTCGTTTTACTGCAGATATGGCAGAAGGATTTGGGTATGAACGTGCTGGTGCAGCAATTCCACAAGGATTTTCACAACAAGAAATACCAACAGAAGTAATGTCTGCTCTAACAAGAGATTATTCTGCACTTATGAAAAAAATTGATGAAAAAAAAGGGAGATGATAAATGGCAATAACTAATTTTACAAGAAGACCAAGAGGAAATGTAGGTGATTTAAATTACCTAAAAAAAGAAAAACAATTAAATAATCCAATTGGTGTAATGTACCCGTTTAATAATAACAATGGAATATTTTACAAATCATATACCAATTATGAACAAGTATTAACTAATTTAAAAATATTATTATTAACAACAAAAGGTGAACGGTATTTACAACCAGAATTTGGAACAGATTTAAAACGTTTACTTTTTGAAAATATTTCAAATGAAGAAGAATTTAAAGAAAAAGTTAGTGGAACTATTACGACTGCTATAAATAGATGGTTATTATATTTGACTATAATTAAATGTCAGGTAAAGTTTAATATAGATGATGCGGGAAATACAATAGATGCTTCTAATACTATTAACATTGAATTAGAAGTAAATATTGCAGGAACACCAATAAATTTACCCATTCGTATATTTATTTCTGATACTGGTACTATGCGTTTAGAAAGTGCAATTTATCCAAATACACAGAGTAGTTACTAATGGCTGATTTGATTAAAAAAGATATTCGTTATCTTTCAAGAGATTTTAACTCATTAAAAACAAATCTTATAGATTTTGCTAAAAACTATTTTCCAAATACATATCAAGACTTTAATGAAGCTTCTCCCGGTATGATGTTTATGGAAATGGCTGCTTATGTTGGCGATGTTCTTTCTTTTTATACGGATGTAAATTTACAAGAGTCAATGATACTCCATGCCTCAGAAAAAAGAAACATATTTAATATAGCACAATCAATGGGGTATACACCAAAATTAAATTCATCTGCTAATGTAAAAATGGATGTATTTCAATTAGTTCCTTCAAAAACAGAAGGAACAGAAATTGTTCCTGATATGGCATATGCATTTGCTATAGAACCCGGAATGATATTATATTCTGATTTACCAACAGATGGATCTATAAACGGTATTACAGATAATGCAGTATTTAGAACTACTGAATATTTAGATTTTAAATATAGTGGTAGTTTAAGTCCCACAGAAATTTCACCCTTTGAAGTCGATGATGTCACAGGCGAAATTACATTTTGGTTATTAAAAAAACAAGTAAACGCAATTTCTGGAAAAATATTAGAACAAAAATTTAATTTTGTTGAACCAAAAAAATACGATAAAGTTGTAATAGACGATCCTAATTTAATAGAATTTTTATATGCAACTGATAAAGAAGGTAATACGTGGCATTATGTTCCATATCTTGCACAAGATACAATATATGACGCAGTTCCAAACATTCCAAGAAATGATAAAGAGTTAAGTACATTCCGAAATGAAACACCATATCTTTTAAAGTTAAAAAAGATAACTAGAAAATTTACCGTTAAATATGGTTCAAATGGACAACATGAAGTAATGTTTGGTCCTGGTTTATCAAATGTTGTTGATGAAGAATTTATACCAAATCCAGATTTAGTTGGTAATTCTATAACAGGCATAGAAACATCTCCATCATTAGATATTGATCCTTCAAATTTTTTAAGAACAAAAACTTATGGATTGGCACCAAGTAATACCCAACTAACAATATATTATACATCAGGTGGTGGTATAAATGATAATGTTCCAGCGGATACAATAACTAGAATTGGTCCAAGAAAAATAATACTTGATAAAATTGGTTTAGATGAAACACTTTACAATCAAGTAATAGGAAGTATTGCGGTTACAAATCCTGAACCTGCCAGTGGTGGAAAAAATGAAGAAGATATAAATGAAGTAAGACAAAATGCTCTTTCTTATTTTGCTTCACAAAATCGTGCAGTTACAAAAGAAGATTACATAATACGTACATATAGTATGCCACAAAAATATGGTTCTATTGCAAAAGCATATGTAACACGAAATACACAATTAACATACGATGATGTATTTTATAGCGATAGAAGACAAAATAATTTGGCATTAGGATTTTATGTTTTAGGATATGATAGTAACAATAAATTATCAAAAGTAAATCCTGCAACAAAAGAAAATATAAAAACATATCTTAGCGAATATAGAATACTTACCGACGCAATAGAAATAAAAGATGCATATGTAATTAATATTGGTATTGAATTTGATATAATAACTTTACCAAATCAAAATGGAAACGAAGTTGTATTGAAATGTATTGATAAATTAAAACAATATTTTGATGTAAAACGTTGGCAAATAAATCAACCAATTGTTATTAGTAATGTATTTACAGAATTGGATAGAGTTGATGGCGTCCAAACTGTTGTAAATGTAAAATTTAAAAATTTATATGATCAAGCGTTAGGTTATTCCAAAAATATTTATGATTTGGATAGTGCAACAAAAAATGGTATTATATTTCCATCACTTGATCCATCTATTTTTGAAATAAAATATCCAGATAATGATATTCTTGGTAGAGTGAGGGCATTTTAATGATATACTCAATATATCCAGTTAAAGATACAACGCTATATGAAGAAAATGTAAATTTAAATAGTGGTATGGATTCTATTCTTGAATTAAAACATGAATACAAAAATATTACTGGATCATTGTATAATAGCAGAATATTGATTAAATTTGATGTTACAGAAATAGAACAAAATATAAATGCTGGTAAAATTTCACCGAATGCAAAGTATTATCTATCTTTACGTTCTGCTGATGCTCGTGAGATACCACAAGAATACTCGATATATGCATATCCTTTAAGCGGATCTTGGGTAAATGGTACTGGAAAATATAATCATGTTCCAATAACAAAAGACGGTGCTTCTTGGAAATATAGAACTTCAATGACTACTGGAGTAGAATGGGAAATACCTCCAGGTACGTCTTCATTTGAATGGGATAGCATATCACAAACGTGGGTAGATGCAAATATATTATTTGGTGCAAATTTAAGTGTAAATGTAACATCATCTTATTACAACAAAAAAGGTGGTGGTACATGGTGGAATTATGACAACTTGGAATGTGTACAAAATTATAGTTTTGAAACTGCAGATTTATACATGGATGTTACTGACATTGTTAAAAAATGGGTAACTGGTTCTGGAAAATTAGTAAATGATGGTTTTATAGTAAAATTTAGTACAGAACAAGAAACATCTTTAGATCCACTAAATAGTTTAAAGTTTTTTGGTGCAGAAAGTAATACAATTTATGTTCCAAGATTAAATGTAGTTTGGAATGATCAAGTATTTAATACTGGAAGTTTGTCATCTGCAAACTTTGATGATTTATCAATAAATGTAAAATTAAAAAAGTTTTATGCAGAAAAAGAAAAAGCAAAAATTAAAATATATGCTAATAAAAAATATCCACAAAAAAATTATACAACACAATCATACCATACTGTAAATTATTATTTACCATCATCTTCTTATTATGAAGTTAGAGATGCCTATACTGATGAAGTAATATTACCATTTGATGTCACAGGTTCAAAAATTAGTTGTGATTCAGAAGGTAATTATTTTAATTTATGGATGAACTCATTTCAACCAGAAAGATTTTATAGAATAGTTGTAAAAGTTGAAGAAGAAAATGGTGATGTTGTAAAAATTTTTGATAACAATTATTATTTCAAGGTAACACGATGAAACATGAAATTGTAAGAAATTCAGTTGGTGCAATTAGACATATAAGAACACAACAAAATTCTGGAAAAATTGAAGTTGATGTTTCCGATGATAGATTTTTAATAGATAGTTACGACTATGTTTCAAATAGATCTTTTACTAAAATTGAAGATGCAGTTACTTCCGAAATACATATATTAAGATTAGCTGCAAGTGATGCATTTACTAGCACATCTATTGGATCTAGATATATTTCTAATCTTAAAAATTTAGTAAATGTAAATTCAAATTCACAACAAGCACTTCGTGCAAAAATAGAAAGATTAGAGGCAGATGTACAACAATATCAAAGTTTGTACAAATCTGCTGGTATTGCAAATAAGAAATTAGAAAGAAGAATAAATGCGTTAAGATGGGAGTCTAGTGTATTAAAAGATACTTTAAATAATTCACTATAAGGTTTTATTAAAAAATGTCAAAATTTGGTTACAAAAATATAAATGAAATTTTATCAACAAAAGGTTTTACAAGAGGTATTAGATTAATTGATACCGCAGAAACTCGTAGAATAATTCCGCGTTTTGATAAAATAAACCCAAATACAACAGAAAGAATAACGGGTGGTTTTGAATCTATTGAAATGCATGTATTTAACATAAATACTTTTCATTTATTATCAATATATGATTTAGATACATGGACAATAGACAATACGGCAGAAACAAATAATTTACAAATACAACTTGACATACACAAAGACCTTGAAACATTAGATTTAAGTCCATCTACATATAGGGTAGTATACAATTTTTTCAGAAATTTTATAGGATCTGCTTACGGATCAAAAATGTTTATTTCTGAAATTTCTTCCGATAGAACAGAATTAAAACTATCATTATCTGAACCAGAAAATCCAATTATGCTAGAACAATTAAAAACATTTGTTCTAGATTATTTATCGCCAAAAAAATATTTACCACCAATTATTTTAAATTTTGGTGAAAATCAAATTGTTAGTGTTATTAATTTAACGTCAGACGGTAGCACAACAAGTTTTTACGTTAAATTGTATGAAGAATTACCAGATACAATAGAACTATTTTATGAATGTTGGGTTGGTAGTGAAATAATAAAACCATATTTGGAAATAGTTTCAATTGAACAACCATCAATTCCACTACCAACAAATAAAATAGCAGGACCAAATTTTGATGTTGAAACAAATTACTGGACAATATCGGAAACAGACTATAAATCATGGACAGATTTATTATCAACTAATGTAGCAACATCTCAAGAAATTTTAAATAGATATATTTTTGATTCTGGTTCTACTGTAAAATTAAATGTAGATTTTACCGAATTTCAAAATTTTATATTTTATTCTTCTGCAGAAGAAAGAGTAAAAAACTTTGCATACAAAGTAAACTTAATAGAAACATATAATACGCAATTATCTATAATAGACGGGTATAGTGGATCTTTTACTGGTTCACTTTCACATGGTGCATGGAATCCAACAATAGACATTACTGGTTCTGTATCTGCATCTTTTGTAAATAATAAAATTAATATACGAAACTTAAAAAACAAAGTATTAGGTGGTTTTGATGAATTTGAAAAATGGTTGTATTATGATTTAAGTGGTAGTTACAATTATACATTCCAAACAACTGCATCAATTACACCATATCCAAAATACGAAGTAAGCAGTAGTGATTTTGACATTAATACAAAATTTGGAAAATATAAGTTGTATGGTGTTACTTCCAATGAATTTACAAATTGGTATGAAGACTTATTAGATAAAGCAACTGATTTTGATATGAAGAATTTTAATTCTTTGAATAGAACTATACCAGAAGAAATATCTATTGATAGTGAAAATTCTGCATATGTTTCATTTGTTAATATGATTGGTCAACATTTTGACATAATGTATTTGTATACAGACCATATAACAAAAAAGAATACAAGAATAGAAAATCCCAAAGACGGGTTATCACAAGATTTAGTCTATAATGTTACACAAAATTTAGGTTGGACATTAACACATGGCACACAAGCAAAAGATCTTTGGGAATATGCTCTTGGATTAAGTGGAAGTGGTGAACCAATATGGACAGGAAAAACATTAACAAATAGATATGATACTCTAACAGATGAAGAAAGAACAAAAGAAGTTTGGCGTAGAATATTAAATAATCTTCCATATATCTATAAAACAAAAGGAACTGCGAGGGGAATAAAGGCATTACTTTCTGCATATGGTATTCCACAAACAATGTTAAGTATACGAGAATTTGGTGGTCCTGACATTGCAGATTTTGGTGTAATTCCTAGAGCTGATTTTGAAAAATCAACATACTTTTTAAATTTTGGTGGTACATATCCCTTACCAACAAGACAACATCATGTAAGTGTTCCTTGGGAAAGAGTAAATAATGATGTAGGAGAATGGACATATCCAGATACAGTAACATTCCGTTGGAGAATGGAACCAGAAAAAAGTTATGGTTATGGTTTAAGTCCAACCCAAACTTTATTACAAAAAAATTCTGGAAGTAATGTTGATTGGTTTGTTGTTGTTAGTAAAGATTCAACAGAAAGTGAACGAGGTAGTGTTTATTTTTATTTAGGAAATGGCAGTGGATATGCAACTGCTTCGATTACTGATCAGTATTTGTATGATGATGTTCCATTAAATTTAATGATTAGAAGAAGTTTAAGAAATGATCAAACATCTTCAAATCAAGTTTATGATTTTATATTAAAAACAAACAAATATGGAAAAATTGCTGTAGAAACATCTGCTTCAATTGTAGTTAGTGGTAGTATTAGTGGTAGTTACAATGAACGATGGACAAGAGATGGGGTGTTATACATTGGATCAGGATCTAATTCCGAAACAACAGATATACTTTCAGGATCTATTTTTGAATTAAGATATTGGTCAAGACCACTATCAACTGCATCTTTTAACAATCATGTATTGTCCGCGAGATCATATAACGGAAATACACCAACATCATCATTTTATGATTTACAGGCACAATGGAAATTTTGGCAAAGATTTGATGCAAGTGTTACAAAAAGTTTAGAAAGTAGTCATCCTAATCAAAAGAAAAATACATTTTATAGTTCTTCAAAGAAAGCAACATTTCATGGATTTAATTCATCATCATGGGAACCAATATATGAAGTTTATTCAATGGAAGTTCCTTCTACTGCAGGTGATACACCGTATGCACAAAAAACAAGAATAGATTCAAGTTCTTTATATGCAGGTATACATCCGTATGTTTCTACTGAAATATCAATATTTGATGAATCACCCGTTGATTCAAATAAGTTAATGGTTGCATTTTCACCACAACATATAATAAATGAAGACATATATGAGGCAATAGGTCATACTACAATAGACGATTATTTTGGATTTTATGATGATATGTACAAAAATGAATATCCAAAATTAAAATGGTTTGCAAGAGAATATTGGCAAAAATATCCAAATAAAAATGATTTTACTGCCTACATAAACTTAATATCAATATATGATTTTAGTTTATTTGAACAAATAAGACAAACATTACCTGCAAGAGCAAACCCAATACTGGGTGTAGTAGTTGAACCAAATGTATTAGAACGTTCAAAAGTTGCTGCTTTACGTGGAGTTGAAGGTGAAAGTAGAGATAAATTTGTAAAAGAAACACCAGATTTAAACACTTTACCTGAACCAAATGCAAATGTAGAGAAAAAAGTAACAACGATATACATTGGATTTGATACAGTAATACGTAAATCACAAGATATTAATTTTGGTTTATCAAAAAATGACATCGATTTGAATTTTAATTTAGAAGGTGATAAAGATAATTTGTTGGGTGAGCATGATATTAAGACAGTCACCCACATATTAAACAATAACAAAGTTCAAAAAGTTGATGATTTACAATTAAAACCAGTCACAAGAATAGATTACAGACAATATATGTCTTTAATTGATGAAACAAAATTACAATTAGTATCAAAATACAATAACTTAAATACAACTATTTCTGATAAATTAAAATTTGTTTCAAATATAAATAAAATTTACACGGGTTCAATGCCTTCTGTTAAATTTGTTGTACTATACAAACGGATAAGTGTATATCCGGATGGAACATTACAACAAAATATTGGTTATGGTAAAGATTGGAATTATAGAGAAAGCATAAAAGCTGTTCAAAAAGCTCATATACTACCAATTTCATCGTCAAGACGTGATGATTATTATACAATTTTTTCTCCGGTTTATAGTACAGCAATAAGTGCCAGTGAAAATATGGCTTCATCATTTATAGCTAAAAGTGCACCATATATGAATCCACACAATTTACCGGCTGGAACGCGTAATAGAAATTTTGAAGGTTCAAAAAACAAATCAGAAGCATTAAATTATGTAGATCCATCAAAACCATTTATATCACAACCCGCAATAATAAATGTTGCAATATGTCCAGAGCGTCCATGTCCTCCGGATTTGTTTAATTTACCACACTTAACTTTGAATAGAAATAATGAATAATTGTATTAAAAATACAATTATTTGTAAATAAAATGTAAAATTAGTATATTTATAGTAGTAAAAATGTTTAGTTTTAAAAAGGAGTATAACAATGGGTTATTTGAATAATCAAACAGTTACGATTGATGCAAAATTAACAAAAAAAGGTCGTGAATTGTTAGCAAAAGGTAGAAGTCAATTTAACATTACACAATTTGCACTTGCAGATGATGAAGTAGATTACGATTTATGGAATGTTTCACATCCACTCGGTATTGATTATTTTGGAACTGTTATCGAAAACATGCCAGTTACAGAGGCAATTACTGACGAAACACAGGCATTGAAATATAAATTGGTAACAATGGATAGAGGACAAATTTCTATTCCTTATCTTAAACTGTTGGAAAATATAACAGAAATTACATTTGAAATTGCATCTGGTCAAACTGTTGGTACATCAATCCAACAAGCCATAAACCCACAAACTTGGCAAGTTGGAAATAACGGTGCAAGAGAAACTACATTAAATGCATCGTATACTTTTACATTGTTAGATAATACATACGTTAGATTTTCAAATGTTGCTGATCCTGGTATAGGAAAATCTGTTACATTTTCTGGAACAAATACTGTAATAATTCCAAGAACTCCAGTTGTTCTTACCTCTACAAAAAGAACAAAATTAATTATTTCAGGAAATGATACTGGTGCAAGATTAGTAGTTCCTGTTACAATTATACCAGCAACATAATGTATTATTTTGATAATTTGTTTTATGAATTTAATTAGGATATAGCTATGATATTTAGTCAGGTAGAAAATACCGCAATAACCGATACTCTTGGCACAAACTTGAAATCAATTTACACAAGAGGATTATGGGGACAAGACAATAAAGTTGCGGAATTATTAAATTTTTACACAAGTTCTTTACAAGGAACTTCGTCTAAAAGATATTATTATGAAGTGTGGTCTTCTGCATCACTTGAATGTGAAGATGAACGTATGTTTTCTATTGCATATGGTCATATAGCTGGCTCTGGATCAAAAAATGAGGGTGGCGAAACAAATGATACACCTTCACGTGCAATATATTCTCAATACAAATTATCATGTCTTGATGGAGATGAAGAAGGAATTTATATTAGCGGATCAAATGGTTTCAAAAAAGAAATAAAACATTTTTACGTGATAAACATAAACCAAGATAAATTTGGTGATAAACTTGATCCCGGTAATTTTGAAATAAATTTAGCTGAATTGAATGGTGGTGCTTATGCCAATAATGTATTCACAGGAAGCAATGTTCAGATAAGTTCTTCAAGAAACGTTATATCATTGATAGATGATTCAAATGATGCTTCAAATTTTTATGAATTTAGTGACACAACTTCTGTTCCAAAAAATATAGTCAGCGGAACTCTTTTGAATGGTATTTACAATTCTGATGATCCACAATACTATGGTGTTGTTTATCCAGATAGAGGCGTAATACTTTTGGATGCAGATGCATTAAATGTTTCTGCTTCATTCAACACAGTTGGTAGTAGTTCTATTTATGGAGATAATTCATATAAATTGTTTACATCAATAAGTGGTGCAGCTGTTCACAAATCAGAAGGATTTACTGCTAGAGCGGTTGATGTTAGAAATACACACTATGTTTTTATTCGTGTAAAAAATACAGAATTTAATTACTCAAATAATCCAACATATGTAACTGGATCACAAGACCAGTCATCAAAAGGAAAAATTAGACATCAAATGTTTGTAGAATCACCCTATACTTACATAACAACAATTGGTTTGTATAATAACGATAGAGAATTAATTGCAGTTGGTAAATTGAGTCAACCAATAATCAAATCACCAAATTCAGAATTGGTAATAACAGTAAGATTAGTATATTAAAATAAGAGTATTAAGTTATGCAAAATTATATCTACAAAACATTTAATGAAGATACAGACATTCACCCTGATCAAAGAGAAGTAGTAACTGCTCCACTTTGGTCTAATAATCAAGCTGCATTAACAGTAATACACACCAGTTCTACTCAAAATATAAGTCAGCAAGAATATTATTATGAAATGTTTAACAGTCAGTCAAACATTGAAGGTGCAGAGAGTCAATTTTCTATAATATACGGTGACTATGATTCAAGTGGATCATCAACCGGATCATTTGGAACTGATCTTTATATTAGACCAACAAAAACAAATTATTCTCAATATGCACAATTATTGTTACCGGTTGGTATAGATAAATTTACTTTTTTGGATGGTGAACCAACCGAACAAACTTCCAATTACATATATGTCATAAATGTAAATACTGCTAGATTTAAAGATAGAATTGATACTGCAAATTGGCAATTAACAATAGCTGCATTAGATCATACGGGATCAGTAAATCCAACGGCAAGTTTAATAACCCTTATAGATGATTCTTCAGGAACAACAACCGAATTGAACGGTCTTGGTGGAAGAACATATAATATAGTAAGTGGTACTATTGGAGATGGTATTTATGCTGATGATAAAACTCCTTGGGGTTTATTTTATCCAGATAATGGTATATTTGTATTGAATGGTATGGCACTTGATGTTTCTGCATCATTTGGAACAATGAGAACACCTGACACAGGAAGTGGTGAATTTAATCATAAAAGATTAGTTACTTCAATAAGTGGTGCAATGTCAAAAGGATATTCATTTCAAGGTAGAACAAATGAAGTAATTTCCTCTCTATATTATTTTGCAAGAGTCCGTTGGAATGAATACAATTATAGTAATAATCCAAGTTTTTATGCAGGAAACACTGCTAATTATGGTCAATTAAAACATCCAACGATGGGTCCATCAATGGGAACCGCTGGTAATCCAGAAACATTTATTACAACAATTGGTTTATATGATGATGATGAAAATTTACTTGCTGTTGCTAAATTAAGTCAACCAATAAAAAACACATTTGATCACGAATCAATTTTTAAAATTAAGTTAGACTACTAATAAGAGTTATTTAAATGAGCTTAAAAACACCTGTTACCGATGATGATTATAGATCGCTTACCCTTGCCGATTTAAGAGGATATTTTGACGCAATAGATTATTATGAAAGAAATGGTAATACTGCTGCAGCTCAAACAATTTATTCTATACTAAATCTTATTGTTCAAAAAAGTACCTTATTATCAGATCCAACAACAATGGTAAATGGTATTAAAGACTATTTGCAATTAAATAATAAATCAATAACAGGTGATTTTACAGATCTAGTAAAATTAAAATCTACTACACCAAATAGACCCGGTGAAGGTCCAACCACCACTAATTTGTTTTTGACTGATTGTGCAAATACAAAAGGTGGATCTATTATTTTATCTTTGGGTAATATTAGAGAAGAAACCGTAGATGTAAAGTATAGTGATGTTACAAATGAAGATTTTTCATACTTACGAGAACCGGGTGTAAAAAGATGTAGATTGGTTGCAGATTTATATTATTGTTGTATAGCCGATTCTGGCGGAGATGTCACAAGACCGGGAAGTGGTCGTAGAGAGTTCAAATCAGGAATTGCATATAGTGGAATAGTTCTTGCAGAATCTATTTTATCGTATTGGTATGAAGATTGTGGACCTCTCGATGATAAGGGATTAGCAACTTGTAGAAGACCAGTGTGGCAATCTTGGTATGATATGTCTGATATTGGTGCATATCAAGAATGGAGAACATTGGATGCTAACGGAAATTTAATTCCAATGTCACAAACAATTGCGGGTAAAGATTTAATAGCATTAATAATGTCCGGAATGACTCCAACTGGCGCTGTAGCTGCAAATATAAGATTTGGTTTTGGTAAAGAACCATGTGTACCAGTTGCCGGTAATTCACAAGGTGGATTTAACGATGTCTTTGACAATAGTAAAAATTCTTATCTTGATAGATTGTTAATGCAATCCAAAGATAGTTCAGGTAAATCATTTAAATTATATGAAAGTGTTTCGATTTATAGTGGTCAACCGGGTCAAATTCAAAGATTAAGTAAAACTGGTACACAAAATAATCCAGAATTTGATTACATATCAAATACCGATGATGATAGTGGAGCAAGAAGAATTGCAAATGCATATCCATCGGGATGTAGAGGTAAGGGCGAATGTATTTGTGGTGGCGAAGATATAAATGAATGCGTTGAAGTAGAACAACCAACCGTAGAAAGACGCCAAAAAGTAAGTTCAAATGGTGAACTTATCTATACAGATGAATATGTAACCGAAAATTTGTATACTATTGTACCCGATCAACCATGTTATGAGGGTAGAATAAGAAGACGATTGCGGTATATTGCTACAGAACGTAAAATTATTGTAACAAAAACTTGTCCTGGAAAAGATCCAGTAAGATATGAAAAGTGGGTAGACGATAATATGACACCAACAAGTGCAGAAGCCGGTGTTATTGAAATAGATTTTATTGATGTACGTCCAGCATTTGACAGTACAGGTAAACCATTATTTCCTGGATGTATAGGGAAAGAAGAATGCGATGATGAAGAACCATATGTTGATCCAAGTGATCCGTGTGGATGTTTTGAAATTCATGCTTCAAAATGTTACATAAAATATCCAGATTACAAAACTCCAGGTGGGTTCAGACTTCCAGGGCTTAGAATTTTATCAAAAGATAATTTTAGTGGATTGGGTCCTGGAATAAAAGTTAAAAGAAGAAACAAATCTGCACACTGTATAGATAATCCAGTTAGAGTGTATAATGGTTTAATTGATACAAAAGATGTATTAACAGGAAGAGATACAAAAGTTATACGTGGTTTATTCAATGACAAACAATCTTTAACTTGTTATGCAACAAGTTCATTGCAATCTACTTCATCAAAAGAGTATTATTATCAAATAACAGATTGTGAAGAATGTGATAGAATAAATTATTTTGGTGTTGCTTATGGTCATGTAAATGGTTCCGGTTCAAAAATGTCTGGATATGAATCTAATGACTCACCAACACGTGCAATATACTCACAAGCAAGTTTAATTACATTGGATCCACCACAAACAAAATTTGGATTTTTTGAAAATGCAGTAGAAACATTATCCGACCAAGTTTATATTATTAATTTTAATAGAGATGCTATTGTAAATAAACTTGATCCAGGTAACTTTGAAATAGGATTGAGTGAATTAAATGGTGGTGCTTATGCTAATAATTTATTTACTGGTAGTAATGTTCAAATAAGTTCTTCAAATAAAGTTTTAACATTTATTGACAATTCAAATGATTTAACGGAAGAAATTAGTTGTACAAATGAATACGGTGATGTTTATTATTACTTGATAAGTGGAAGTCTTGCAGATGGAGCACATTCAACTGGTATTGGAACCGAAGAAACAAATGCAACATTTAAAACATATGGTATTGTTTATCCAAATTCTGGATTGATAATTTTAGATGCCAGAAAATTAAATGAAGAACTTTCTTTCAATAGTGTTACTGGTAGTAATATAGCTGGAGATAATGCTTTTAAACTGTATAAATCAATAGTAGGTGCAGCAGATTTAAATTATCCAATGAAAGCCAGAAACATAAATAATAAAACAACAAACCATTATTTCATTCGTGTATCTGCTAACATGGCAAATTACAGTAATAATCCTACATTTGTGTTGGCTAATCCAACAAATCAAACTACTGGAATAATTCGTAACGAATGTTTTAAAACCGAACCAGTTACATACATTACAACCATTGGTTTATACAATAATAGTAGAGAATTACTTGCTATTGCAAAATTAAGTAGACCTTTAATGAAAACACCAAATGTTGACCTATTGATAAAAATAAGATTACATTGGTAATAATATAAAGTGAAATTATGGCATTAAGTTCTCAAAACCAAACCATAGTAAATGCCTATAAAGTTGCATTGAATAATAAGGAAGCCACTAGCATATTAATTGCTGGTAATAATATATCTGCTAGAATAACAAATCCTTTAGCGGTAGATGAATTTACATTAATAAGTAAAATTGCTATTACTGTAAAAGATTACATCGATAATTACATAAAAAAAGGTGGAAAAGATCCTTTTGAAAAATGGTTACGTTCAACTATTCCTACATACGTAACACAATGGAACAATCTTTACAAACAAAATCCTTTGTTTGAAGAATTTAGATCATTATTGTTAATAGTAAGTCCCGGTATAGTAAGTACAACTACTGGACAATGGACATTAAGTTCTCCATTAACATCACAACGTCCTAGTGAATTTGAAGCATTTGATGTTGGTTATATTGGCGCAATAAAAAATGCGGATAATCTTGTTTTACTTGGTAGAACTGTTAGAGTTTTAAACATAGTTAGAACTGCAAATCAATTTGCTTTATCAACAACAAGAACTTTTACATTTAATGTAAATAGAATAGATGGTAAACTTGATAAATTAACAGTAAATGTTCCCACTAACATTGAAGTATTTTTTGCATCTTCAAAAAACATAATTACTCAAAATCCTGATGATACAAAAATTGTATTAGATAAATTAACTGAACAATTTAATGAAGGTATTTTAAAAAACACCCCATCATCAGATCCCGTAAATATTTATCACTTATTTCCATTTTCACCAAAATTAAAATTAGATGATAGTGATAGAAAATATCAAAAATATAACTACAAAATTGGGTTTTTAGATCAAGAAAGTTTGGCATTTCTTGAAACTGAAACAAAAATTTCAAAAGATTTTTTGTATGATTTAGAATGTTTATGGATAGAACAAGAAAATTATCCAAATGAATTGGCATTAAGTCATGTTCCTTTATTTTCTGGATGGCCAAAAGATGTAGATGGATCTTACAAAGATGTTATAGACGATTATTATGAGGATTTATGGAAAAGTCAAATAAGTGCAAGATTTGTATTCTTGGTTAAAGATGAAATTCTTGATAATATCATTGAATTTTTCTCAAATACAACACCAAATTCTACCCCTTTTAGACCGGTAATAGATACAGAATTTAAATATAATGTTGCAATTTTACCACCCGGTGCAACTAGACCTTCCGTAATTGACCAAAGATTGCCATTGGATATTACAACTTCTGGTGTAAATACATTTGATCCAACAACTTTTATTGCTAATAGAAATGCAATACAAACTTATGGTCAATTAGTAGATTTTGATTATCAAAAAGAAAATCCAACTTCAACTTTAAATAGAACTGATTTGTTAAATTGGTTACGACTTGTTGTAATACCAACATTATCTACGAGAGAAATTTATAGAAAAAGACCAAATATAACAGATGAAAATTTAATAAATAATATAGTTTCATCTCAAATATTTACACAAATATGGGATATAAATTTTAGACGAAATAAAATAGAAATTGTAACCAATAATGATGAACATACTAATATTTCTTCTTTAATAGAAAATGGATTAATGGAATTAGAAAAATTAGATGTCCGTTGGAAAACAATTAACATATTAGTTTTAAATTTATTAAAAAGATATATTGATTTTACAAAATTTAGAGGTTATCCCCCGATAATTGGTTTTCCTGCTGGATTTATGGCAGACTATGATAGATTTGGTATAATTGAGGGATTTAGATATGTAAATGATCCAATAAACGATGTTGGTACAAATAATTTGAAACCACCCGTTATTGAACCAGGACCAATTATTGATCTAGATATATCAGAAGATTGGTTTCCAGATCCACCTTATATTTTTAAAGGAATATCAAAATCAAATGATTATTTTAAGTCAATAAAACTATTAAAAACACGTGGTTTGTTTAGATGTGCAGGTGAAAAAATATCAACATTTTACACCGGTTCTACAAGTGTTAGTCACTCAAAATATTTTATTCCGGTTTATGATACACCACCAACAAATTCAAATGCATATCATAGATTTGATTTAGCGTTTGGTCATGTTGACGGGTCTGGATCAAGTTACATTGTAGATGATATAGATATATTGCCTTCAAAAAGTATTTATCGAAGATATATGCTTGAATATATGGGAACAACGGAAGGTAAATTTAAGTTTAAAGACGGTAAAACATCAGATTACATTTATGTAATTGAATTTAATAGTGAAGATATTAAAGATAGAATTGATCCCGGAAACATACAAATTACATTCTGTCCTTTATCATCAAGTTCAAATCAATTGATAAACACTGGAAGTAATTTTCAAGTAGATTATACAAACGGAAAAATTTATACTCTAATAGATGACAGTAATGATGTTGATGAAAGTGAAAGTATTGTAAATTACATACAAGATCACTATTATTTAATATCTGGTTCAATACAAGAAGGTGCATACGATGATAACAACAAAGAAGCATGGGGAATAGTGTTTCCAAAAAATGGCGTCATAGTATTAGATGGAACAATGTTGGATCAATCATGTTCATTTAATACTGTTACTGCATCCATTGATGGTGATAACAGTAGAAAATTGTTACTATCTATTAGTGGATCATGTTCTCCAAATCCAATGAGAACAACTAGTGGTTCTTGGTTTGGAAGGTCTACGGAAGAATATATGCGAGAAACTTATGTATGCCGTGTTGAAACTGATGAATTTAATTATACAAATAATTATACATATACAAAAGACAGTGGTTCTTTAAAGAATTTTCAAATACTAACACCATTTACATACATAACATCAGTTGGTTTATACAACAGAACAGGTGATTTGGTTGCGGTTGGAAATACACACAGACCATTAAGAAAAGATATAAACACAGAATATATTTTTCAAGTTAGAGTTAGGTTAATTTAAAAATGGATACACCCAATGACATATCAAATGCAATGTCACAACAACCTCCTGTTACACTTGGAAGTAATGTTGTATCAAATAAACCATTTATGGTTGATGGTACTGGAGCAAATTACGTTTTAAAAAAATTAAAGTCTGGTGATTATACAATTAGACCAATTACTGTAAAAAAAACTTGGGAATTTACAACAAATACTTCAAGTATAAATTACTATGGTAATCACAAAATTGAACCGTATAGATTTTTATATCCAGAAAATCATAAATATTTTGGAAATGTTGTAAACATTTCATCATCATTGTATCAAAGACCTTTTTTATCACAAAGTTTAGATCCAAAATTATTGTGGTATTATTTGGATCATAATTATTATACGGATTACAATAAAACTGATAAAGTTTCATCTTATGTTTTGGATTATACTCTAGAAAAATCTTTATCCGAGTCTGGTTCGATGCTTGTTATACCACGTTCATGTATAGGTGAAGGTATTTACAAAAAAAGTATTGAAATAAAACATATGAACATTACAACTTCATCGTTAAATTATACATTAGTCGATGATGGTTATGGTAATATGTTAGACACATCAATAGATCCTACAAAAATTATTGATAGAAATAATTTAATATTTTATGTTGGTTTTAACGAAAAATACCGTGAAAGAGATTTTCGTAAAAAAAGAAGCGATTATGTAATTGATTATTCTATCAGAGAAAACACAGTAAAAATTGTAAGTAGTAGTTTTAAAACAATATCTTACAATTCTGGAATACCACTAAATGATATTAGTGCATCTTCTGGAATTTCTGTAAATTTAACTGGTTCATATTTTCATGTTCAAGAAAAAAATAGATTTAATTTTGGAAAAAATGAAAATTTTGCATTTAGTTTTTGGTTAAATTTTCCAGTATCACAATCAAATATAGTAAATACATACAATAATATTTTTACAAAAAATTATGTAACATACAAAGATTATTTACAACAAGGTAGTAAAGTTGATAATCCATTTGATATATTTGAAATTACGTCAGATGGTGTCAATGTAAAAAATAAAATAGAAACATTTGAAGTTGAAAAAGCAATAAATCAATATCCTTTTGATATAACATTAACAAATTACACACACGAAGAACCCAATAAAATAATATTTAAACAAAAATCATTAAATAGAATAAATGAAGTTAGTTCAAGTGCATTAACACCAAATTCTTGGCATCATGTTGTCTGTCAAAAATCAGCAAGTTGTTTGCAAATATGGGTTGACGGAACACTTGATATTAGTCAAGATTTACCCGTATTGTCTGGTACCAGAAACGATAGTAATTTTTACATTGCAGGTAATGGAACAACTAGTTCATCCTATCACGGTGAATTAGATGAAATAAGAGTTTACAATAAATTTTTAAACTCAAATGATGTTGCAAATTTATATGATAATGATTATCAATATGGTTATGCTTATCAATCAAGACGTGTTGGTAATGTTTTTTACAATGAAGGTATAATAACAATATCTGATCCAAGACCAAAATATAATAATGCTTTACTTGGAAAAAATGGTAATTTTGATTATCATACAACAGATTATGGTTTTGAGGGAAAATTTAAATCACAAGTTACATTTTATGAACATGAAATTATTTGTAAAATTCGTAGACATGAATTTAACTTTACACAAAATCCAAGTATACGAAAAGATAAAGATAGTGACTCACATTTAATAGAAGATTATGTAACTGGATCTTATTTTAATCCATACATAACAACAATTGGTTTGTATAACGATGAACAAGAATTAGTTGCTATTGCAAAATTAGCAAATCCAACTGCAAAAAGAGATGATGTTGATATGAATTTTATTGTAAGGTTTGACATTTAATGCGTAGAAATCAAGTTGCAATAAAACATGGGTTTCGTAGTGGGTTGGAAGATAAAGTAAATGATATGTTGAAGGAAAATGGCAAATCATTCTCATACGAAAGTGAAAAAATATCCTACATACAACCAGAAACTAAACATAATTACACTCCAGATTTTGTTATGAACAAAATGATTGGCGGTAAAATGTATATCGAAACAAAGGGTAGATGGGTAAAGACAGACCGATTAAAATTTGATTTGATATTTGAACAATATCCTGATATAGATATTCGTTTTGTATTTCAAAATCCTAATGCTAAACTATACAAGGGTAGTAAAACAACCTATGCTCAATACTGTGATAAAAAAGGGTGGCGTTGGGCAAAGAAAGAAATACCAGAGGAGTGGTTAAAAGAGTGCTTGTAATTGTAGCAAATTTTTCTTATATTTGTTACAAGTATTATTTTACATGAAGTGTGGTTATGATAAACTACGATTTATTGTCTCTCGTTGAGAAAGTTCTTGGTAAAGGTAGAAGAACGTCTGGCAACAACTATTCGTTTTTTTCACCGTTCATCAGTCATTACAAACCAAAACTCGAAATAGATTTGACTGTAAATAACAACGGTGAAAATCCATGGCATTGTTGGGTTAGTAATGCTAAAGGTAGAAGTATAGTTTCACTTTTCAAAAAAGTAAAAGCTGGTAAACAATATCTCGATGACCTCAATAAAATTCTCAAAACAAAAAATCTATACATAAAGAATAAAACTGAAACAAAAGAAGAATTAGTTTTACCGAAAGAATACATCCGTTTATACGAATACCCAAAAATAAAAGATATTCAAGTAAAGATGCAAATGAAACAAGCATTGGGTTACTTAAAATCAAGAGGAATTGGTAGAACTGATATACTTCGTTATGGGATTGGCTATTGTCCTAACGGTAACTATTCTGGCAGAATAATTGTTCCATCCTATGATGAAAACTTCAACCTAAACTTTTTTGTTTCTCGTTCTATCTTTGAAGAAGATGTCCTAAAATATAAAAATCCAAAATGGAGTAAGGATGTTATTGGTTTTGAATGTTTTATCGATTGGGATGAACCTGTTACACTTGTTGAAGGTGTATTTGATGCAATCACGGCAAGATATAATGCAGTTCCACTCTTCGGCAAAATCATTCAACCAAAACTTCGAGAAAAGATTTTGTTGCGTAAACCACCAAAAGTAATTGTTGCACTTGACAACGATGCTTATTCGGATGCAATAAAAATATCGTCTTCACTAATTTCAGAAGGTATAAATGTATCTATTGTTCAAATGAAAAGCAAAGATATAAATGAAATGGGTTTCAAAGATTTTTCAAATTTGAAATCGGTAACACCACCAACAGACAGTTATGATATAATTAAACAGAGGATATTGTATGCTTAAAGAAACATTATGGGCAGGCGGACTTTCCCGTGTTGATACCATATTACATATTGCTGATGTTCACATTCGTAATCTGAAAAGACATGAAGAATATCGCAGCGTATTTCAAAAACTTTATGATATTTGTAAAAGTAAAGTAGAAGAAAATAAAAATACTATAATATATCTTGCCGGTGATATTGTTCATGCTAAAACAGACATGACACCAGAACTTGTTGATATGGTAACAGAATTTCTTGACACTCTTTCCAAGATTGCACCAACTATTTTGATTGCTGGTAATCACGATTGTAACTTAAATAATATGAGTAGAATGGATGCACTTTCACCGATTGTTTCGTTGATAAATGGTGAAATGAATGAATTATTTTATCTAAAACAAAGCGGTGTATACTCATTGGAGAATGTTGATTTTGTTCTCAATTCTGTTTATGAAAATCCAAAAGACTTTATTTTAGCAAATAATGTTCAAGGTGATAGAACAAAAATAGTATTGTATCACGGACCTGTTGATAGGGCATCAACTGATGCGGGCGTTCTTATGAAACACAATGATGTTAAGATTGAAATGTTCGATGGTTTTGACTATGGGATGTTTGGAGATATTCATAAGTTTCAATACCTTGATGTTGATGGAAAGTTTGCTTATGCCGGTTCACTCATACAACAAAATTATGGTGAGGGGTTAGTTCATGGCATTATTGAGTGGGACATTAAAAATAAGAAATCAAAATTCATAGAGATTGAAAATGATTGGTCTTATCATACAATTGATGTTGAAAACGGTAAAATTAAAAAATTGCCAACAAAGTGGACAAAGTATAATTCAATTCGTTTGCGTATATCAAACACACCACATTCAGAAGTCAATCAAATAATGACTGAATTAAAGTCATTGACAAATGTGATAGATATTAGAACACAACACCTTGTTGGTTCAAGCAATGGTAATGTTCAAACAAAAGTAAATCCTATTGGTAAAATTCGTGATGTAGAATATCAAAACAAATTGATTACTGATTATGTAAACGATAAGTTTGGAGTAACAGATGACATACTTGAAAAGATTAGAGGTATTAACAGAAATGTAAATACAAAATTATCCGAAAGTGATGTAGTTCGTAATCTTGTATGGAAACCAATTTCATTTGAATTTGAAAATATGTTTTCATATGGAAAGGGAAATAGAATACAATTTGATGGAATGAATGGCATATATGGATTGTTCGCACCAAATGCAAGTGGTAAGTCTTCTGTTCTTGATGCAATTATGTTCTGTCTTTTCGATAAGTGTTCAAGGACATTCAAAGCGGCACAAGTTTTGAACAATAAGAAAGATAACTTTCAATGTAAACTGCATTTTATGATTGGTGAAAAAAACTTTTACATAAAGAGAGTTGCTACAAAAGAAAAGAAGGGTAATGTAAAAGTTAATGTAGATTTTTGGTATGAAGAAAACGGTGACTTGGTATCACTTAATGGCGAAGACCGTGACGGAACTAATTACGCCATACGGAAGTATATTGGGAACTATGATGATTTTGTCCTAACTGCAATGTCACTGCAAGGTAATAATACAAACTTTGTAGACAAGGCACAAAAGGATAGGAAGGATTTATTAGCACAATTCTTTGACTTAAATCTATTCGAGGAACTAAATAGTATTGCTACTGATGAAGTAAAGGGATTGCAGGCATTAGTAAAAGAATTTAAGAAACATGATTACTCTACGAAGTTGTCCGATGCAATGGGTAGTCATAAATCAAATACGATACTTTTGGAAGAAACAACTGACCAGAAGGGTTATATTGAGAAAAAAATTGAAAAATTAACCGTTTCTATTTCGGAATTAAATAAAAAACTAATACCGATTGCAGACAATTTTTCTTCCAAATCTGTCCAATCATTATTGGATAAGAGATATTTATTAGATAGAAAGAGTAATGATTTATCGAATGAAATAAAGTCATTGGAAGATGAATTAGATGATGCTAAGACATCACACACAAAGTATATTGGATTGGCAAAAGAGTTTGATAAAGAAACTCTTATGAAAAGTAAAGAAAGAATTGATATTGTTAGGAACAGAATAACAGAACTTGAAGCTGATTTGCGTAGTGTAAAGTTAAAAGTCCAACATTGTCAAGATAAAATTGATAATTTGAAAGACCATGAGTATGATCCAAACTGTGAGTTCTGTGTAAATAATGTTTTTGTTAAGGATGCAGAAAGAGCAAAATCACAAATTTGGGGATTTGAACAAGACAGAGATGAATTAAATTTTGAATTGAATGATTTGAATGATGAATTTACAAAAAATTCATTCGTTTACTCTGAATTGGAAAAATTACATTCTATTGAAAATAGTGCTTTCAAATATGAGAAACAAATATATTCGATAGAAAAACAGATATTTTCTGCAAAAGAAGAACAGAAAAAAATAGAAGATGAAATTGGTAACATAGATAATCAGATTGAAAAGTATAAAGAAAATGAAGATGCCATCAATCAAAATAATAAAATTCAATCAGAAATTGATAAATTAGAAAATGAAAAGAATACTCTATCAAAATTTGAATTGAAAAAAATTGATGAAAACATTTTAGAGTATAGTGGTAATGTAAAGGTTAGTGAGAAAGTAATAGACGAATGTGAGGTATCTATACAAAAGTTGAAAGACCTTGAAAAAGAATATGAAGCATACGATTATTATTTGAAAGCAGTAAACAGAAACGGTGTTCCGTATGAATTGATAAGTAATGCTTTGCCAAGTATTCAAGAGGAAACTAATAATATATTGGCAAACATTGTAGATTTTCAAGTTTTGTTTGATACAGACGGTAAGAGTATCAATACATACATTGTATATGATAATGACCGTTTTTGGAATTTGGAATTGTCAAGTGGAATGGAAAAGTTTATTTCATCACTTGCAATAAGAACAGCATTGATACAAGTTTCGTCTTTACCAAGACCAAACTTTATTGCAATAGACGAGGGATTGGGTGTTCTCGATCCAACGGTAATGGCAAACTTCTCTCTGTTCATGGAGTATTTGAAAACACAATTTGAGTTCGTGATACTTATATCACATATAGATAGTGTTCGTGACATGGTTGATAATCATATTGAGATTAAAAAAGAAAATGGATTTTCTAAAATAGAGACATAATAGAGAGATAAATGATAAGGCGAGAATTACAAAGTAAAAATTTAGGTAGAGTGCGTACAAGGTTTGAAGACAAAACTTTAAACTCTCCAAATTTTATCAATGTAACTGCAAAACAAACTTTAATAAAATCTGGCAAAAATTACTTCACATACAAGCCAAATTTTAAATACCTATCTTCAAATTTTCCAATAGAAATTGATATTATTTCTAATACTGGCAGAACAATTTATTATGAAAGCACAAATAAATTGGATGTTGACGGATCTAGAATACTATCAATATACATATATGATATAAATGTTATTGGGGAAATTAGTATCATATTTGTAGGAACTGCATCCCACGATTTATCATTAAAAAGTCTTCCAAGAAATGAAGTAGTTTCTAGAAATTTTAAGTATATTCATAGAATGAACTTAAATTCTTTTGAAAAAAATGACTCGAAGATCATATTTACAAGAACACCTACGTTTGATATTTCTGAAATTTCTTCTTATGTAATTGAAGAAAAATTTGATGCTAGTAAATTAAAAAAATTGGGAGGGACTGGATCTTATTCATATAATGCAGATTCTGTTTCATTAATTGACGGTAAAAATTTATTTAAACCTGAAATGAAAGGTGGAACTGTAACTTTTCCATTTTTATCAAAATTAGTATTTCCATCTGGATCACGAGCATACGGTGATCAACCATTTAAAACTTCTGTTACGTCATTTCGTGCTCCAGCAAGATTAACCCTTGCAGACAGAATGTTTGTAACCGCATCATCAGGAAGAGATAGAGGATTATTAAAACCAGTTACATCAATCCAACAACAACAGTATGTGATTGAATATAATGAAAGTTCTAAACAAAGAATAATAACGGAAAATCTTAAACCATACGCTAAAATAGACATTACAAATTTAGATGTAGATACTGGAAAAGTAACCAGAGTAAAAGTTCACACAAAAAGTTCATTTAGACCATCAAGTGAATTTGAATTAGCATATGATGGTGAGGTTTATCCAAAAAACATATTAGTAGAATCAAATAATAACTTAATTGAAAATCCTTTAGGTATTTTTGATGACAAAATAACTCTAACAGTTTCAGGATCAACAACCACATCATCAATTGATCCTGTAAATTATTGGAAAGTTGAGGCCATAAATGGTGCTCCTGGTGGTACAAAAGTAACAAGTTCACAATTTATTCCAAATGGAATACAAATAGTTCCTTCAACTGGATATACTCTTTCTGGTAATCAAGACCATCTGCTCGTTCAAACATCCAGTTATGCAACAAAATTTGTTGCAAACTCTGTTTACAATCTTTCATTTAATTACTTTTTGGGAACACCAGTACAGGATACAAGAGCACAAAAAATTGCAGTTTATATTTCTGGTAGTGCTTTTGTAAATAATACACCTTATGGTAAATATTTGGGAGAAGTTCCAACTGCAAATACAAATGGAGCTGTTGTATTTAATCATTCTATTTCAATAGTACCAAATTTTGGCGGTAATGGTATATTAAAATTTTTGATGCGAGACAAAGCTGCAATATCTGATGTATCTATCAAAGAAAAATTAGATTTAGGGTTTTCTCCGAGTAATACTACTTTATATGTTCCAATAAAAAATGTTCATCGCAATGAATACCTAGATTTTAAATTTGAATTTTTTGATTTCAAATCAAATCCTGCAGATAGAAGTTTTATTAAAACTGGAATACCATTTGTTGGCGGTAACTTATATGCTGCAGGAAGTGATACTACAATCAATGGTGGTAGATTTACTGGATCATTTAGCGGTCAATTTAATGGAAGTTTAACAGGTTCCGTTGCTGGAACATCTGGATATGCAATTACTGCTTCATATGCCCATAACGCAGCTGGCGCTATTACCGGTTCAAATGGTTCAAATGGAACATCTGGACTTAGTGGTTCTCCTGGTGCCAATGGTTCATCTGGAACCGGAGGAACTTCTGGAGCTCAAGGAGCTCCTGGTGCAGCTGGTGCCAATGGTTCAAATGGTTCTTCTGGATCAGATGGTTCATCTGGATCTTCTGGTTCTGACGGTTCATCTGGTCAATCAGGAACAGCTGGTTCAGGTGGAACATCGGGTTCATCTGGTACCGATGGATCATCAGGTCAATCCGGAACAGCTGGTTCCGGTGGAACTTCTGGATCTTCTGGTTCATCAGGATCTTCTGGTTCATCAGGATCTTCTGGTTCATCAGGATCTTCTGGTTCATCTGGTGAAACATATGGAACATCTGGAACAAACGGTACATCTGGATCAAGCGGAAGTTCAGGAGAACAAGGTTCTACTGGTTCAGGAGGGACTGCTGGGACTTCAGGTGAAACATATGGAACATCAGGAAGTGGTGGAAGTTCTGGAACTTCAGGATCTTCTGGTTCATCAGGATCTTCTGGTTCATCAGGATCAGACGGCACATTTGGAACTTCAGGAACTGCTGGATCCAGTGGATCATCGGGTACATCTGGAACCACCGGTACATCTGGAACATCTGGAACTACCGGTACATCTGGAACTACTGGAACTGCTGGATCTTCAGGTGAAACATATGGAACATCTGGAACTACCGGTACATCTGGAACCACCGGTACATCTGGCACATCTGGAACTACTGGATCATCTGGAACTGCTGGATCATCTGGATCAAGTGCATCATCAGGAACATCAGGATCTTCTGGATCTTCTGGATCCTCTGGATCATCGGGAACTTCAGGAACTAATGGAACATCTGGAACTAATGGGACATCAGGAACTTCTGGATCAAGTGGAAGTACAGGATCATCTGGATTTTCTGGCGATAAATACAGTACGTCATCAACTACTACTAATACAATTGGAACTGGATCAAAAACATTTACAGTAGAAACTGGATTGTCTTACATCACCGGTCAAGTTATTATGATTGCATATGATTCTAATAATAGAATGTCCGGTGTAGTTACTTCATATAATAGTGGAAACGGTCAACTTGTAGTTAATATAGATGGAAGTGTTGGTAGTGGTACATATTCATTATGGGAAATATCTTTAGCTGGAATAACTGGTACAGCTGGAACTTCAGGAACTGCTGGATCATCTGGATCATCTGGCACATCTGGTACATCTGGTTCATCCGGAACAAATGGTACATCTGGAACAAACGGACAAAATGGTACATCTGGAACAAATGGTGCACAAGGTGACACTGGAAATGCAGGAACTTCAGGAACATCAGCAAGTTCTGGAACTGCTGGAACTTCAGGTGAAACATATGGAACATCTGGAACTTCTGGATTTGATGGTTCATCTGGATCATCCGGTTCATCCGGTACATCTGGAACTGCTGGAACATCTGGTATAAAAGGAGATACCGGTGATGCGGGAACATCTGGATCATCCGGTACATCTGGAACTGCTGGATCATCTGGAACCAGTGGAACATCTGGTCAAAATGGATCATCCGGATCATCAGGATCTTCTGGTGAAAATGGGAGTTCTGGAACAAGTGGAAGAGACGGTACATCTGGTACATCTGGTACATCTGGAATTAATGGAACTTCTGGCAGTTCTGGAATATCTGGAGTAAACGGAACAAGTGGAACAGCCGGTTCATCGGGAACCGATGGGACATTTGGCACATCTGGATCATCTGGCACATCTGGATCATCTGGCACATCTGGATTATCTGGCACATCTGGAACAGGTGGAACTTCCGGCTCTTCTGGATCCGATGGTTCCTCTGGATCATCTGGTGAAAATGGAAGTTCTGGATCAAGTGGAAGATCTGGAACTAATGGTACAACCGGAACGTCTGGAACAAATGGTACATCTGGTTCAACGGGATCATCTGGTTCATCTGGAACTGGTGGATCATCTGGTTCATCTGGAACTGACGGGACATTTGGTACATCTGGTTCATCTGGTTCATCTGGAACATCGGGATCATCTGGAACAGGTGGAACATCTGGTTCATCTGGAACAGCTGGTTCACACGGTACATCTGGAACAGCTGGTTCACACGGAACATCCGGGTCATCCGGATCAGACGGATCATCTGGTAGTTCAGGAGGAAAAGGTGATACTGGTCTTCCCGGAACATCAGGATCTTCGGGAAATAATGGTACATCTGGATCATCTGGAACAACCGGATCATCTGGTTCATCTGGAACATCTGGTTCATCAGGATCTTCTGGAACTGCTGGATCATCTGGACTATTTGGGGGTAACAGTCAAAAATTTGTATTTAATACAAATACAGACGATACTGATCCTCTAAATGGAAATTTAAAATTCAATAATACAACATACAGCAGTGTTGATAGAATTTTTATAGATGACTTAAATTTTAGTGGAACAAATATTGCATCTACATGGATTGCTGCTTTGGATGACTCTACAACTTCTGTAAAGGGTACTATTCGTATATTTAAAGAATACGATTCATCTACATTTGTAGTTTTTAATATAACATCAAATAATTTAAGTGGAATTGGATATACAAAATTAGTCGTAAGTCATGTTGTTGGATCAGGTACATTTTCATCAGGAGATTCTATAATAGTATCGTTTGCAAGGACAGGAGATGCCGGTTCTTCAGGATCTACGGGTTCTTCGGGATCTACAGGTTCTTCGGGATCTTCTGGAATAAAAGGTGATGCTGGAACTTCCGGTTCTTCCGGATCCGATGGATCTTCTGGATCATCGGGAATTTCAGGAACTAATGGAACATCTGGATCAAATGGACAAAACGGTTTAAATGGAACTGCTGGAACATCTGGAACTGCTGGAACTTCTGGAACATCTGGAACTAATGGTACATCTGGAACTGCGGGTTCTTCTGGATCAAGGGGTACATCTGGAACTTCAGGTACAACAGGAACATCTGGATCATCTGGTCAAAATGGTACTGCTGGTTCTTCTGGTCAAACATTTGGGACATCGGGTACATCTGGTTCATCGGGTTCATCAGGAGGAATGGGTAATCCAGGAACGCCGGGAACATCTGGTTCTTCTGGCAATAATGGAACAAGTGGAGTATCATTTTCAAAATACACTGTTTCAATTGGCAATGGTGTAGATGATACGTTTGCAATAAATCATGCATTTGGTACTAAAAATGTAATGGTATGTATTCGTGAAAATGGTGGAAATGAGGAAATTTTTTATCCTGGAAATGCAACTGAACCTTATACAGCAACACATACAGATAACGATAATATAGAATTAGTATTTGCTAATATACCCACTGTTTTGGAGTTTACTGTAATTGTATTAGGATAAAAAATCTTTTACATATTTATAGTGAGAATGTATTTATGCAGACATACACACTATGAGAGAGAATAATTGCCAAGTACACAAAGAGACCTAACCAATCTATTTGTTTCCGAGTCTTATTATAGATTGCTTCAAACGGATCCTGTTGATGACTCAACACTTCTTGACGGAACTGGATCTCTTGTTACTTTACTTGCTGTATCTGGAACCGTAGATGCCTTTTATTTCAAAGGTGACGGTTCACAATTAAAGAATTTGTCACCGTCTGCATTAGGTGGTGGTGTTGTATCATCTTCTACACAAACATTAACACATCTTGTTGGAACAAGTATTATATCGAGTTCTGCTCAAAGGGGAGTTCTTGGACTTGCTACAACAGACTCACCAACATTTAACAACCTTATTCTAACCGGTGATTTAACTGCTAGACAGTTAATAATATCTTCATCGGTAATTAGTGTAACACAATCTTTCAGCAGTGGTTCAAATATATTTGGCAACGATATACTTGACACACATCAATTTACTGGTTCAGTATTTGTATCTGGATCAGTTTATGGAACATTTGTTGGTGACGGAAGTGGATTGACTAATCTTGTTGCTGCTGGAACAATATCATCATCACAACAAATACAAAATTTTGGGTTTATTACTTCAAGTGTTTGGGAACAAATTGTAAATAAACCAAGTGGAATTGTATCAAGTTCAGTTCAAGTATTGGGTGGAACAGGTATAGTTTCTTCTTCCAATCAAAGAAGTTCTATTGGATTAGGAACATCCGATAATGTTGTATTCGGTAACATATCTGGTAGCAACTTAACAATAGACGGTAATGCATTTATTGATGGAACTCTTACTGCAAGAACTTATGTAGTATCGTCATCCATAGTTGATATACAATCTATAAAGGCATCCGGTTCAACACAATTTGGTGACACGATAGATGATACACACCAATTTACTGGTTCATTATTTTTAAGCGGTTCATTAACATCACAAGGAACAATTACTGCTCCACTTTTTAGTGGTATATTTGCTGGTGCAATTTCATCATCAGCACAAATTAGTACATTAGGATTTGTTACAAGTGGTGAATTGAGTGGTAGTGTTTATTGGGATAATATATTAAGCAAACCAAGTGGAATAGTATCGTCATCAACACAAACTCTTTCTCATTTATTTGGAACAAACATAATTTCTGGTTCTGGTCAAAGAGGAGTATTGGGTTTAGCTGAAAGTGACTCACCAAGATTTAATACACTATATGCAACAAATGGTAATTTTGATGGAAACCTTTTGGTTGGTGGAACGATAACCGCAAGAACATATGTGGTTTCATCTTCGGTGGTAAATATACAAACTCTTTATGCATCCGGATCATCAAAATTTGGTGATACTTTGGATGACACGCATCAATTTACGGGCTCATTATCCGTAACCGGTAGCACAATTTTTGATGCAGATACAATGGTATTTACTGGATCTGCTTATATTAGTGGTAGTCTCAATGTTGAAGGTAAGTTTGTATTACCAACAACAAATCAATTACCTGTGTTAGATACAACAGGTAGTTTAGTGATTTCAGGAAGTAATCTATATTTATTCATATAAACAACTCAAATTTGGAGAATTAAATGGCAACGTGGAAAAAACTTATAGTATCGGGCAGTTCAGCTGAATTATCGGCGGTAACCGCATCAAGTGGTATACTAGTCGGTTCTAACCAACAAATACAACCATCAGTAGCCAATACCCGACTATCAGGTTCTTTTTCGGGTTCATTTACTGGTGATGGTACTGGATTAACAAATGTTACTGCAACTGCAACATTTCCAACTAATGAAATTACAAATTTATCAAATACAGATAAATTTTTCACAAGTAATGGAACAAACTCATTTACAACATACGGTAACTTATTAACAGACCTTGCTGGTAGTGGTTTATCAGTAGAAGGAACCGATAGTCTTTCTGTTAATTCTGGTTCATTACAAACATTTTTCAATTCATCGTCTTATGCAGGAATAAGTGGTGATATTCTTGTAGATGCATCAACTGGCGTTGCAACAATACAAGCTAATTCTGTTGCTCTTGGAACAGACACAACTGGTAATTATGTTGCTACTGTATCTGCATCTGGTGCTCTTGTATCATCTGCAACAAGTGGTGAAGGAAGCACACCAAACATTACACTTGATACTGCTTCACAAACATTTACAACTGGTGTTGTATCTGCTCTTCCAACTGGAACAGTTAGTGGTTCATCGTTCAGTTCACCATCACAAGGCACAGTTCGTGCAACAATCAATGGTGTGAACACAGATGTTGATACTGGTCTTCAAACAGGAGATAGTCCACAATTTGTTGATGTAACTTTAACAGGTGACCTCAATGTTAATGGTGGTGACATTACAACAACTGCCGGAACATTTAACATTGCCACAACAAATGCAACAACTATTAATGTTGGTACAACTGGTGCAACTGCTGTTAATATAGGTGGTGGTGCATCAACAACAACTGTAAATAATAAACTTGTTGTTACTGGAGACTTGGTTGTAAATGGAACAAATACTGTATTAGATACAACAACCGTCACAGTTGAAGATAAGTGGGCATTGTTTGCATCCGGATCGGATACCAATACAGATGGTGGTATCGTTGTTCAACAGGCCGCTTCAACTGGATATGCGCTTGGTGTTGATGCCAGTGCAGACCGTTGGGCACTTCAAAACAATCTCGATCCAACTCAAAATACACCAACATCCATAGTTCCTGATGCTTACATGGGTGTAATACAACAATGGACAACCGGTAATCAACCCGCTCAACCACAATACGGCGGTGCAACTGGATATGGAACAGTAGGTGTTCAAACCGATACCGGTGATATTTGGATTTGGTCATAATTTTGCTTTGATATATTATTAAAAATCATTATATTTGTTATGCGAAAAATTATAGGTTACATTATGGGTTTAGTAAATAAAGAAAATTCATTAAAACAAAGAGAAAATAATCCAGTTCCTCCCTTTTCAAAGGAGGAGCTGGAATTTTTATTAAAGTTAGTTTCAGATTGCACATTCAAGGGCAAAGAAGTTCAAGTTGTATATGATCTTGTTTACAAACTTCAACAGTTATACATTCAATGAGTTTGACACTATCAAATAGTGGTGGTAATGGTGGATTAACTTTTAGTAAAAACACTAATACGGGTGGTTTTAGTTTAACACAATCACAGACAGAAGCATCAACCCTCGTCACAGATGGTCTTACATTAAGATTGGATGCAGGAAATGCTACATCTTACGGTGGAAGTGGAACAACTTGGACAGATATTGCAGGAACTGAACAAAATATCACTCTTGTAAACTCCCCAACATATACTTCAGGAACACCGTCATATTTTACATTTAATGGATCAACACAAAGAGGAACTGGTAGTGGTGCTGTTTTAACAACAACAACATACACAAAATCAGTTTGGTTTTATTTGAATGGTTATGCCGATAATAATTTAGTTAGTTCTGCAACGGGTGGACATTTTATGTTTATGGCCGGTGGAACTAAATTATATTGTGGTCATGCCAATTGGGCAAGTTATACGGTTTATCCATCAACTGCAACAATTAGTTTAAGCACATGGTATAATGCAACGCTAACATTTAATACAAGTGATGGTATGGTTTTGTATATCAATGGTGCACAAGACAGCACATATACTGCACAAAAAACTGCCCATACCGGTAATAATTCTACAAACATTGCATCATTTGGTGTTGGAAATCTTCTTAACGGTAGAATTGCTAAAGTATATTGTTACAATCGAAGTTTAACTTCGGCAGAAGTCCTACAAAATTACAATTTCGATAAATCGGAATTTGGGTTATAGTATTATCTAAAATATAAAGGTGGTTTCGTGAAAAAAGTTTTGTTTATTGTGCCACATCTTTCAACGGGTGGTCTACCACAATATACATTATCCCTCATTAAAAAAATAAAAGATGAAGTGGATGTCTATTGTATTGAGTATTCAATGATAGCACCTGCATTTATTATTCAAAGAAAACAAATAGAAGAATTATTGGGTAATAAGTTTCATTGTTTGGATGATGATAAACAAAAACTGTTTAGCTTAATAAATAAAATAAATCCTGACATCATTCATTTACAAGAAATGCCAGAATTTTTCATGTCAAATGATATTGCGGATAGTTTATATTCAGTTGATAGAAAATATAAAATAGTCGAAACATCGCATGACTCGTCATTTAATTCATCCCAAAAAAGATTTTTTCCAGATTATTTTGCTCTCATATCTGAATATCAACGAGCAGAATTTTCAAAATTAAATATACCAATAACTCTTGTAGAATATGATATTGAGTATAAAGAACGTGCTAACCGAAATGAAACTTTAAAAAAGTTAGGATTGGATCCAAATATAAAACATATTCTAAACGTTGGTCTCTTTACTCCAAGAAAAAATCAAGCAGAAATTTTTGAATATGCTAAAAAAATGTTAGACCAACCAGTTCAATTTCATTTTTTGGGAAATCAGGCAGATAATTTTTATACTTACTGGGAACCATTATTAAAGGATAAACCAGATAATGTAAAAATTTGGGGTGAGCGTGGTGATGTTGATATATTTTATTCTTGTATGGATTTATTTTTATTTACTTCGAGAGGAAATGATAATGATAAAGAAACAAGTCCACTTGTGATAAGAGAGGCAATCGGTTACAGCATACCATCTTTAATATACAATTTGCCGGTTTATTTGGGAATGTATGACAAATATGATATTATTGATTATTTGAATTTTAATGATTTAGATGATAATGTGAACAAGATATTAAACAAATTGAATTTACAAAAGAATTATTTTGATGAAAAAAAAGTTGCTATTGCAATTTCAACATATTCTAAAAGTGAATTTACAAAAGATAAAACAATCGAGTGTGTAAATGCTATAAAAAAATATACAAATTATCCTGTTATATGTGCAGATCATTATTCTGCAGAAAAAAGAATAATGGATTGTGTAGATTATTATTTTTATGATTCAAACAATGTTTTAACAACACATACATTTTATGATACATGGTGGATGGAAATGTATGATGCTAAAGTTTTAGTAAAATTAAGACCAAGTAAAAATAATGGTTATCATGGTTCAGCGGTTCATCAAAATATTTTTGCAGGTGTTTCTTTGGCAAATATGTTAAAATATGACTATGTTGTTTTTATGAATTTTGACGTAATACTTGACGAAATAGACTCAAAAAAATTGATAGAATGTGTTGAACGTTTAAAAAACAGTAACAAAAATGCCTTTTTCTTGATGACAAAGGAATTGGAAGGAAATTGTTTAAAAACCGTATTCTTTGTTACAAAACCAAAATTTTATTTAGATAAAATGGAAAATATAATTTCGGTAGATGAATATGAAAATTTTGTAATTAAACATCAATCGGAATCAAATGGTTTAGAAAATCTATACTACAACGTATTTAAAAATAACTTGGATGAAATTTTAATTGAAAATATGTCTGAATTAGATTTCTTTAATTCATCTTATACAAAAAATACTGCTACAAAAAGTTTTACAAGCAGTCAAACTGAATATTCTGCAATTTTACCGGTTGAAAATTCAAAGGATGAAAATAATGTTGTTTTATTTTACAAATCACAGAATGATTTATCATTTGACTACAAATGGGAAGTATACTATCAGAATAATTTAATAGTAGAACATCGTATACCCTCTTTCAAAAAACCAATAGATAGTAACGAGACATTTACTGATACAAAATTTTTTAAATGTGAAGAAAATAAAACCTATGATATATTTTTGAAAATACTTAATGACGATAGTGTAATTAAAGCATTTAAGAACATAAACATCGAACAGATACGAGAACAAGGGTTATTTGAAATTAAATAAAAAGGTTATATGATGAAAATTGCACAAATACATTTAGGTTTACTTCCGATCCCACCAAATGGTTGGGGTGCAGTTGAAAAAATAATTTGGGAATATAAAACAGAACTTGAAAAACTTGGACATCAAGTTGATATACCATATATGAATGAAATAAAAAAGGGTGAATATGATATAGTTCATGTACATACTTGGAATCAAGCATTAGAATTGTATAGTATGGGTATACCATATGTATACACTTGTCATGATCATCATGTTTATCTTGCGGGTAAGGATACACAATTGTACCGAGATAATTTATTAGCAATGAAATTGGCAGAAACTGCAATAGTTCCTGCAAAGTATTTAATAGAATATTTTGATGGTATTCCGGTTTATTTAGAACATGGCGTTAGGGTAGATCATTTTTACAAAAATATACAAAGTGAACCTATAAAATTACTGTGTGTTGGTAACAATGGTTTAATACACGATACTAATTTTGATAGAAAAGGGTTTGTATATGCAATTGAAGCTGCAAAAAAATTGAATATGTCAATTACAGTAGTAGGTCCAACAAAAAATAATAAAGATTTTTTTGATAAGTATTCGGAATTATTAAGCTCAAATGTTACTGTAAAATATGATTTAACAGATGATGAGTTGATAGAAAACTATAAAAACCATAGTATATTGGTTCATGCAACAAGTATTGAAGCTGGACATCCACCCTTAACTATATTAGAAGCCGCTGCTTCTGGATTGCCCGTAATAACCACTGATTGCTCTGGTGATTTACACACAACAACCGTAAAAAGAGATGTGGATGATGTTGTTAAAAAAATACAGTATGTGATTGAAAACTACACAGAAGAAAGAAATAAAACAATAGATAGTGTTAAAAAATTTTATTGGAAACCGGTAGTATCTAAATTATATTTTATCTATGATGATATTTTGAAGAGAACAATGAAAAGTTCAGTATTGCATGTTTATGAAAAAGTTAGAAAGAATAAAAACGAAAATACAGTAAACATATCGTTTACAGACGGTAGTTGTGTAACCATAAATGGACAACAACCAATACAGTATGATATTAAATTTATAGATACCGATACAAACGTAACATTATATGAAACAACTATAAAAAATAATAGTTGGGCAAAACCAAATAGAAAATGGTTTACCAATTGGAAAATTGTTGTAACTGAACCAAATGGAAAAACAATCGAACACGTAATGAATTTAAAAGATAAAAATGTTTTGATATTTTTTGACTCAAAATCAATAGGTGACACTTTTGCGTGGATACCATATGTTCAAGAGTTTAAGAAAAAACATGATTGTAATTTATACGTTTTTACGTTTCACAATAATTTATTTAGAGATGTTTATTCTGATATTAATTTTGTAGATGACGTTGGTATAATAAAAGATTTGTATGCTTCGTATAAAATAGGTTGGTTTTTTAACATGGATAACGGTTATGATTTTAATATGAATAAAAATGAAACACATAAAATACCATTACAACAAACTATTACCGATATTCTTGGATTGGAATACACCGAAATAAAGCCAAAAGTAAAAGACCTACCGGTATACAAATCCGATAAACCATATATCTGTATAGCAATACATTCAACCGCTCAGGCAAAGTATTGGAACAATCCAACTGGATGGCAAGAGTTAGTTGGTTATGTAAAATCACAAGGATATGATGTTTATTTGTTATCAAAAGAAGAAGATGGGTACATGGGCAACAAACAGCCAGAAGGGGTTATCAAAATAAACAATAAATCATTGGAAGAAATTGGTTCGATATTAAAGGGTTCAAAAATGTTTGTTGGTATTGGTAGTGGATTGAGTTGGTATGCCTGGACATTAAATGTTCCTATGGTATTGATTAGTGGATTTTCGGAACCATTTAATGAAATGAAAACAGATGTTGTTCGTATAATAAATGAAGATGTATGCCATGGTTGTTTTGCTAAACACCTTTTTGATAGAGGAGATTGGAATTGGTGTCCAGAACACAAGGGAACTGAAAGACAGTTTGAGTGCACAAAAACAATAACATTTGACATGGTAAAACCCCATGTAGAAAAGTTATTGAAACTATAAAATCTTATATTTATAGCAGTATTCATATAAATCATGGAGTTTCCTGTTGTCTAATTGGAAAAAAATAATAGTAAGTGGAAGTCGGGCACATCTTTCATCTGTAACTGCATCGAATGGTATTATTGTTTCTGGTTCGTTGTTTACAACTGGATCAAATACACTAATTGGTCAAACATATCTTACCGGTAGTCTTTTCATTACTGGAAGTGAAGACATAGTTGGGTATCTTGGATTGTCACCGGTTTCAGGATTGACAATACCAACAGACAAGTCTGCTTCATACATCTACACAAGTGGTTCAACTAATGATTTGTATTTTACACAATACAACGGACCATATACAAATACTGTTCGTCTTCGTTGGTTAGAGGGAAATTTATACACCGGTATTCTTTATGGTGGAATAGTTAGTGGTTCTGTTGGTGGAACAACTTTTAGTGTAAGTTCTGGATCAGGTTTGATAGTTAATATGAATGCAACACCGAATGTAGAACCTATACCAACTATAAGCTATGTTACTTGGCCGAATTTTACCAATCAATCGATAACAAATTTAGCAACTGCAGATACAACTTGGCTCACCATAGATGCTTCAGGAAGTTTGTTACAATCGGTAACTGCACCAACAAATGGCGAGTTTGATTATATTATTCAAGTTGGATCGATTGTTCATCCAAATAGAACTAATATAAATCAAGTAAGAACATTTACAGTTCCATCATATGCTATTGCACAACAAACCTATGAATTTATCCGTTCATTTGGTCCAATAAAAATTGGAGGCCATACATTATCTGCAAGCGGTTCATCATTATCAGTAAATAGATCATCTGGTACGGCATTTGCATTAGGTCGAAACTATGTAAATAATCCAAATAAACCTTCATATATTACTGATGGTGCTTACAATGCACCAACACTATTCAGATACTATAAATCTGGATCATCATTTGTAACACAAACTGGAACTAATGTTCTTGATGTTGGTAACTACAACACACCTTCTACACCAACTGGATTATCTGCCGTTCCTGGTGGATCAGTTACAGTTCAAAGGGCATTTTATTTTCCTGGTTCAACCGGTTCACTTGGTGTATATTATGGTAGAGAACTTTACAATTCTATTGCAACTGCTCTTCAAAATTATGCATTTGAAGACTTTGAAGAAATACAAAATACATTATCACAGGCAATTTTTCTCGGATATATTATTGTTAAGGGTAATGCAACTGATTTATCCAATACAAATGATGCAAAATTTATTCAAGCCGGAACATTTAGAAATACAACATCTGCTGGTGGCGGTGGTGCTGCTTTACAAAATTTAGATGATTTGGCAAATGTTGTTGTTCCTGCACCATTAACTGGCGATTTGTTATATTATGATGGTTCTAACTGGATAAACACCAAACAATTAAATGCATCATACGGTGTTACTGGATCTATTGATATATCTGGCAATCTGATAATAAACGGAACCAGTTATACCGCAGCTTCATCTGGAACAAGTGGGACATCCGGAACTGCTGGAAGTAGTGGAACATCTGGTGCCAACGGTTCATCGGGCACATCAGGATCATCGGGAACTTCCGGTAGTAGTGGAACTTCTGGATCATCAGGAACTTCTGGTGCAAATGGTAGCTCGGGTTCCTCTGGAACAGCTGGTGCTAATGGTTCTTCAGGAACTTCTGGAGCTAACGGTTCATCAGGATCATCAGGAACTTCTGGTGCAAATGGTAGCTCGGGTTCCTCTGGAACAGCTGGTGCTAATGGTTCTTCAGGAACTTCTGGAGCTAACGGTTCATCAGGATCATCAGGAACTTCTGGTGCAAATGGTAGTTCAGGAACTTCTGGTGCAAATGGTAGTTCAGGAACTTCTGGTGCTAACGGTTCATCAGGAACTTCTGGTAGTAGTGGAACATCAGGCGCTAATGGTTCATCAGGAACTTCTGGTAACAGCGGAACAAGTGGAAGTTCTGGAACATCTGGTGCTAACGGTAGTAGTGGGACATCTGGTTCATCCGGAACAAGTGGAACTGGATTTACAACAATTTCAAATGCAGCTGATAATAGAATACTTACTTCGGATGGAACCGTAAATTCAGCGGTAGCTGAAACAAATTTAACGTTTGATGGTTCAACTCTTACTGTAACAGGTAATGCAGTTATTACTGGTAGATTAACTGCAGAAGAATATCACACCGAATTTGTTTCTGCTTCAATTTTATTTCAAAGTGGATCAACAAAATTAGGAAACACATTAGATGACCGTCACCAAATAACTGGTTCTATGGATTTGACTGGATCATTACAAATACCTAGATATTCTGCAAGTCCGTCTGCTGTTATTGGTGGGATTTATTACAACACGGCTGATAGTAACATATACCGTTCAAATGGATCAACTTGGCTTTCTGCAGCCGGTTCATCGGGAACTTCTGGAGCCAATGGAACTTCAGGTTCATCAGGAACTTCTGGAGCTAATGGAACATCTGGTTCATCTGGTGCCACAGGAACATCAGGATCATCTGGTGCCACAGGAACATCTGGTTCATCTGGTGCCACGGGAACATCAGGATCATCTGGTGCCACAGGAACATCTGGTTCATCTGGTGCCACAGGAACATCAGGATCATCTGGTGCCACAGGAACATCAGGATCATCTGGTGCCACAGGAACATCTGGTTCATCTGGTGCCACAGGAACATCTGGTTCATCTGGTGTCACAGGAACATCAGGATCATCTGGTGCCACAGGAACATCTGGTTCATCTGGTGCCACAGGAAATCCGGGAACATCTGGTTCATCTGGTGCCACAGGAACATCTGGTTCATCTGGTGCCACGGGAACATCTGGTTCATCTGGTGCCACAGGAACATCTGGTTCATCCGGAGATACAGGAACATCAGGATCATCTGGTGCCACAGGAACATCTGGTTCATCTGGTGCCACAGGAAATCCGGGAACATCTGGTTCATCTGGTGCCACAGGAACATCA